CGGTCCCATAACCATAGTCAATGGAAAGGACATAGCGTAACCTCCATCGGACGGTGACATGCCGTCCGATGTCAACGATAACGAAATCCCGCTCCACGCAAGGCGACAGCCGGAACGGGTAGGTAGAGGAGGGCTCAGTCCTGATTGTCGGTGGTAACTCGACCAACGCCGCGTCTTCGGGTGTCGTGGCATCGAACTCGAATAACGCCTTCGGTAACGCCAACGCGAACATCGGGGCTCGCCATACAAAAGATAAAAAACACGCCCTCCGAGCCTCGACCCTGCGACTATAATTACTACGCAGAGATGTCGGAACATAGAATAGCGGAAAGGTCTGCTCTTGCACGCAGACAAGCGATGTTAGTAAATAATTGAAAGCTTCGGGCGAATAGTCTTTGCAAGACTATTATATTTGAAACGTATGGAGAAATATTTTGATTTGAAAACAAATGTGGCGGATATTCCGTGGAAGGAGTTAAGCCATGAAGAAATAGACCTCATTCTTTCTAAGAGGATTGAGGCGTTCAAGGCCAGACCCTCGCCAAAGCGTGAGGGCTATGTCATTGAAAGAATGGCAAAGATGAACAACTTGTGGGCGGCTGACGCGGAGGCTCAGAAAGGCGGCAAGGCAATGCGTAACTCGCATATCCGTGAGCATAACAAGCACCAAAAAGAGAACTTGCGCTTGTTACAACTTATGATACTGACGCTGGACTTTCCCGAAAGAGATTTTCATGTACGGGAAATAAGAGGCGACGGTGGCAAGGTACGTCAGATAGTCATACAAGACTACTTCCCGTGGAGAGTACTCCCGCACGCAATGATGAACGTAATAGGCGAGAAACTGTATAAGAGGCTGATTTATGACAGTTGCGCATGCATCAAGGGCAAGGGTCTCCATTTCGGAGCGAAACGCATGAAGAGCTTCATAAGGCGTTACGATGTCGATTACTATTGGCAGGCCGACTACAAGAAGTTCTATCAGTCAGTACCGCATTGGCTGATAATACGAGAGTTGAGCAAGATGTATAAAGACAAGCAGTTCATCAAGTTCATTGAAAAGAACGTTTGTTTTTATCAGTCTGATTTAGAAGAACTACTGAGAGATGAAGAAAGGAAGAGGCGCACCCATCGGGGATTATAGCTCTCAACCCGTATGTAATCTGACGGTTGGCGTGATAGACCGATACATCAAGGAACAGATGAAGTGTAAAGGTTATGTGCGTTACTGCGATGATGCCGTGGGGCTGACAAAGACAAAAGCCGAGGCCCACAGACAGATAAAGGAATACATAAGGCTATCGGAAGAGATAGGACTGACTGTAAAGGCCGACTTCACCGTCTCCAAGATAGCACAGAATGAGAAAAAGAAACGGCGGAAACGTCAGAGAGGTGGTAAGCGGAAGGCCGATAGACTTCCTCGGCTACCAATTCTTTAAAGAGAAAACCCTTATGCGTAAGTCGGTAAAGAAGAACTTTGCGCGTAAGATGAAAAGGTTGAAATCAAGTAAGAAGCGGCATGATGCGAAAGCCTCCTATTGGGGATGGACACTGTACGCAGATTGCCGCAATTTGTGGAATACTCTAACCGATAACGATATGGGCTTTTTGAAAGCAGGAATACGTCAGAGGTCACAGACCAAAGACGGGAAAAAGTTCTTTGATGTAGAAACAATAAGACTGATGGATATTGTAAACATACCCATCACGGTGGTAGACTTCGAGAGCGGAGTGCCGACATGTCAAGGTGAGGGCAGATACTGCGTGCTCATCGAAATGGACGGTAAGCAGAAGAAGTTCATCACCAACTCTTACGGCATCAAAGACGTGCTCGACCAGGCACGGGAAGTGGAAGAGCAGGGAGGAAAAGTGTTTCCCGTAGACGGAGTAGTCATAAGACGCAAGCCGATAGGCAATGGCAGCAACTCATACTACTTCGATGAAGCGAATGTTTAATTTTAAAATAGGAGGTTACAATGAAAGCATTAGGACGCTATGAAAGCATACCCGAAAGCGGGGTAATGGCAGAGAGAGACGGCAATGTATTGATGATATTCTTTGACTTCGAGAAGAAAGAGAAAACAGAGGACGACGAGATGGAGCAGCCCGACGACCTCTATCAGTTCACGGCCGTACACCATCGCGGCTCAACTGATTACGCAGAGATAGTCTCTGCCATCATCAACGACAAGTACTCTCTTGACGAGGTGCAGGCCATCATCGCCAACTACACCGAGGCCATGACAGCCACTGACCCGACTGACAAGCAGAAAGAGTACATCGAGGAGTATCAGACCTTCCAGGCCTATCGCAAACATGCCAAGGAGATAGCAGGCAAGGTCATTGAGACGGAGGGCGTATGACAGTCAGCGGGCATCTGACGGTAAGGCGCAACACGCGCTCTACCTACTACTCCATCTCCCCTTCTGCTACGAGCATCAAGGTGACGGATGGTGTCTACTCGGTAAGCAGTATCACGTGTAAGCTACTGCTTCATTCGGGGTCAAAGACAAGCGTGGTGACAACACTCCCGAGCGGTTACACCATGAAGAGCCAGATAGACACAGCCTCCGCCGTGGCATACACCATAAATAAGGCTCTCACGGTGACGACAGCCTCGCAGAGCGTGACGTTCTATCTCTACAACAGCGGCATCCAGCAGGAAGCACTTACCATCGCGGTGATAAAGGACGGAGAGAAAGGCGATACGGGGTCTACTCCCAATTATGTTGGAGAATATGACACAATGGGAAACACATCTTACGTGTATAACTCATCGCATCGCGACATCGTAAGTTACAAGGGGATGTACTTCCAGGTACTCACCATGGGAACATCGGTAACGAGCGAACCACCCTACACACTTTCTGACGGAGACGACGACGGGAAATGGCAGGTGTTCAACAACTTTAGGGCATTAGCCGCAGATACGGCTCTTGTGAACAACGCCAGCCTTGCGGGATTCACCTTCACCAAGAAGGATTATCTTATCAATAACCGAATAGTCGGTACGCTCAAATCACAGAATACAGACGACAGCGGACAGCCTATGTTGTCGATGGATTCGGAGACGGGAGAACTTATTGCCGGCAATGCAGACATCAGAGGAACGGTAACGGCCGGTGATTTAAATGGCAAACGCATAGTCCTTAATCCCGACAGCAAGAGCGTAAGTATCTATTCAGAGGACAACGTGGAGGTAGCCATTCTTGACGGAACGACTTACAGCAGCCTTGAAAGTCTGTTTTCGGGGTCGGGGTCGGGAGAAATCTCATGGAGCGCAGGAGCGGTCAGTGGCGACCCTTACACGCTTGTGAGCACAACGGCTACTCAAACGCTTGCATCTTTCACGGCTACGAGTGCATGTCAGCTGACTATAAAGAGCATCACTCTATCAACATCAGCAACTTGTGACGACCGACTTGCAACGACTAATACAGTTTCCGAATCAAGAGGTTACGCAAGATTGCAAGCGATGGTCAAGGTCTATGATTCATCTTCCATGACTACACTTCTTGACAGCAAACAGATAGGCAGTGTGTCAGCAACGGCAAGTACCGTAAAGGGCAACTCATCAGATTCGGATAAACAGTCATTCAGTGCGACATTCGCTCTCCCGGCTGGTTATGTTGTTGTACAAGTTACCTACACTATTTATCACACAGCAGACGGCGCAACATCGGTAGCATCATGGAGTGACGGGACTGGCACGTATGCAACAGAGTTCTACGTTTCCCGATATTTTGCCGACGGTTTCTGCCTTGGCTCACGCTCGGATAGTTATGTTGGTGTGATAAATGATGATGGAATCATGCGAATGAGAGCGCGGTGCGGAGATTACGGCATTGACGTCTCTAACAATGGTGTCAAGTCGATGGTTCATGCCAGCGGCAGTTGGGGGCTGTTACCCTCGCTTATCTATAAAGGGCGTCTGACATACAGCAGCAGCTACACGTTGACGAATGACTTCACCTTCGACGGCAGCACGCCATCCGTTCCCTCTACTGTTTCAACGCAGGGCGTTATCAAGTTCACCATGCCGAAAGCGTGGAACAGCCTGCTCGGTACTCTGAGCACAGAGCTGCTTCAAAGCAGACTGATAATACATGTTATCGGAAGTGGCGGAAGCAATATCAATTATGTTAAGGCAAATATCTATGGCCTCACATACTCTGCATCGGGGTCTTACTTCACCATCCAGCTCTCTGATGATGATTCACCGAACAATGCCAACGCGATGATTGACATTTGGTGCATATAATAAAAACGGCAGCTATCTTCTCAGACCGCCGCACGAATAGATGAAATTTCATTAACAGATTTCCTTTTCAACACAAAGATAACAAGAATTGCCATTTCTTCAAAACATTAAGCCTTGTACTCACTCCGTTATCATAAAATTATCTAAATCACGCGATTACGACAAATATTTTACAATTATTGCTAAATTTGCCTTTGTCCTTAATATTGAGGTCGATTACAATTAATGCGTTAGGTAAATGGAAAAGTTTTCAGAGTTAATCATCATCGGTGTAATCTTGCTTCTTGTTTACATCGAAGTGCTTGCGATGGTATTCGCAGACCTCCGCTCGGGCACGCGGAAAGCCTTGGAGAGGGGAGAAAATCTCACATCGGCAGGGTACAGAAAGACAATCACCAAGATTGGTAACTATTTCGGAACATTGCTGGTGATGTTCTTTATTGATGCCGTGCAGATTGGTGTGATTTTTCTTATTGACCACTGTTACGGGAAAAACATTATCGAGGCTCCGTGGTTTACCCTATTAGCGGCAATCTTTATCACGTACATCGAGGGAAAGAGCATCCTGGAGAAGAGTGGAGACAAGGTGAAGAAGCAAGCCTCAGAGATAGCCGAAGTGGTGGCAAGTGTGGTTTCCCATCCGTCAGCCGGAGAGATAGCCAAGGCGGTGGCCGAACAGTTAAAACAGAAGAGCGATGAAAGCAAGTGAAAAGCTTATCTCAGCAATCAAGGGATTTGAGGGGTTGAGGCTGGAATCGTATAAGTGTCCTGCCGGAGTGTGGACAATTGGCTATGGTCACACAAGGGGAGTGAAAGCAGGCCAAAAGATAACCATCGAGCAGGCGGAATCGCTTTTGAAGGGAGACCTGCTCCCCTTTGAAAAGTTCGTGGATGGTATAGGGCTTGAGTTGACGCAAGGGCAATTCGACGCGCTTGTGGACTTTTCGTATAATCTTGGTGTGGGGAGGCTGCAATCATCGACGTTATTGAAAAAGATACGCTCAAAGGAATCATACCAAGTAATCAGAAACGAATTCTTGAAGTGGACGCACTCGGGAGGGAAGGTATTGGCAGGACTTGTTAGAAGAAGAGAATGGGAGGCGGACAGATGGGAAGAGCAGGATTAATCATACTATGTCTGTTTTTATTTGGTTGCAAGACTAAGTACATCCCCGTGGAGACGACAGTAAGAGAGGTAACGACAGTAAGGGATACCACGATTGAATACCAATTGGTCCCGTACCGTGATTCGGTTCAGACAAGAGATACGATGTCATATCTGAGCAACGAATACGGTGGCTCATGGGCAGTGTATTCAGAGGGCATCCTCTCCCACTCGCTGTTCGTGTTTCCTCAGAGGCCAATCACTATCGACGTGCCGAAAACCATTGTAACAGAGAAGGTAACGGAGGGCACGAAGATAGAAACCGTGGAGGTAGAAAAAAAACTCACTTTTTATCAGAAAACGTGTGTTTTCTGCTTCCCGATATTTATATTTGCAATGATAATAATTCTCATAGCCAGATTTCTTAGAAAGAAAGTAGTTTAAATTGTTGTACAGCCCTGAGCGCAGGGCTTTTTTCTTACCTCCACGGGTCACTAACCGGGGTATTAACAAAGAATGGAGGGCAAATGTTCAGCGAAACACTGTTTTCTGAGTTGAAACGAATCGTCTTAACTCAGTTTTCGGAGATGGCATCACGCACGGAAGAGGCCACCTCGGCAAGATGTATCATCTCTACACTGCTTTATGAATCGGGACTTACGGACAGAGAGATAGCAAGACTTATGGGAGTGACAAGACAGAGCGTAAATAAGCTTCGTCAGACGTTTATTCTCCGCGAGAGGTATAGTTGGTCATTCAGACAGAAAACGTGCGAAATACGCAAAGAATTTGCCCTCTATTGTCAACGAATTGAGCTGGGAAGCAAATAAGTTATCCTCAAGTTTGCATCAATCCCGATAACGGGAGAGACATTTAATCTTTAATATTATGGCAGAAGAGAAAATGACGGAGAAGGTGTATTGTTACAACCACCCCTCGCAGGACAATTCACTTGCTATGGCAGCGCTCCTTAACAGAGGCAACGAATGCAATCCTGCTGAAATGGCAGCGATGATGAACGGTGGCATGGGCGGTCAGTGGAACAATCCGTTAAGATGAGCGGATTTAAAACCTCGTGAATTGCTGGGAACTCCCTTGCGGACAATCAGCAGCCAAGCCGCTTAATGGCGGAAGGTTCAACGACTATCGAAAGCATAGGCGAAAGCCGAAGAAGCGAGTAGAGTAGCTGTCAAGTGATGGCGAAGTGCGAGGGCTACGAAAGTAGTGTGATATAGTCTGAACTCTGTGGAGACATAGAGAGAAGTAGCGGAAACGGCTATTTCGCAACATATTGTTATTTACCTTGTATGGATGATGTTCGCAGGGCGTTTCTTTGGCAACAACGGTTTCGGAGGTGACGGCCAGGGAGCACAGAACATCGAGATGCAGAATCAGCTTGCGGCTATCCGTAGTCAGCTCTCCGACAATCAGAACTCCAACCTTGTGATGGAGGCAATAAGAGGCAACGCGACGGCAATAGGCCAGCTTGCATCGAATTTGAATTGCGACTTTAATACTCTGAACAACGCTGTTTGTGATGTGCGTGCCGGAATTGACAAGCTTTCGGGTCAGATTGGTTTCTCGGCCGAAAGAGTTATCAATGCCGTGAACCTTGGAGACGCTTCGATTGTTTCCAAGTTGCAAGAGTGCTGCTGCTCAACGAAGACTGCAATCCTGGAGATGGGTTATCAGAACCAATTACAGAATTGTCAGCAGACGGGAACAATCACGAATGCTATCAACGGCTTGGGAGTGAACACCCAGCAGGGCTTTACTTTCCTTGGCAACCAGCTCCAGCAGGGTTTTAGTAACATTGGTTATGCAACGCAGGCTCAGACGTGCGAGATAATCAATGCTGGAAATCAGAACACACAGCGTATCATCGACACTCTGAACTGTCATTGGAACCAGGACTTACAGCAGAGGTACAATGATGCACGATTGGAGCTCTCTCAATTAAAGCAGAACGAGACACTGATAGCGGCACTCAAGTAACCAACGGGGGAGGAAACTCCCCCTCTAAACCTTAACATTATGATAACATTCCGAGACTTAAAAGCAGGCTATCAGATTTACCTGCTCGATAAAGGAACCATGTCGGCTACGAAAGTAAAGGTCATTAACGTGGGGATACCTTACAATGAGCCACCCAAGGTTGGCCAATTGGCTCCGTCACTGACTAAGATAGTAGATGTGACGATAGAGACCGATGGCAAGTCACAGACCTATGCTATTCCCGAGACGGCAACCATCACCTATGCCGGAGACGTAGTGCTCTCCGTCGAGGCTGAGCCAATTGTAAGAGAGGTGCAAGCCATGCGTGCGCAAAGTGAAGAGACGCTCCTTTCTGTAGAGACGCACACAAAACGGATCGAAAATTGCGACCGGATACTCGAAACACTTGATACATCTTTTAAAGAGAAGAAAGAGATAGAAGGCCGGCTGTCGAAGGTTGAGACCTTTATGTGTGAAATCAAAGATGATTTGAAGAACTTAATCAAGCAGCTCAATGGATGAACTTATAGATAAGATGGACTTTGCTTGCTATGCGGATTTCACGAGGTTGCTGAGAATACTTCATCTTTGGGCGAATGATTAAAAAACTTTAAAATCAGAGAAAGAGCGAAATTTTTCTCTGATTATTTTTGTATATACAAATATTATTAGTACTTTTACATATCGAAATCAAACAACAAGAACGTGAGGCACACGTAAAACTGTACATTATTATGAAGACTACATCAATTGACATCGAAGGCATCTACAGAGATTACCGTTTCGTATCACATGAGAAAATCAACGAGGTCATCGAACAGGGTGAAGACCTCAGAGCTATATGTGAAGAGCTTGAAAAGCTCAACGCAGAGGGCATCGAGGTATCTCGCGCCTATACTATCAAAGCGAATGAGGTGAGAAAGTCCTATCCGCATTGTAAGTTTCAATTCGTAAAGCGCACGCTGATGGAAAATAGCGAGGCAGACGCCCTGGCAATCCTGGCTGAAAGAGAGAATCAGAACATCAAAAATCTCTCTAACGAGAAAGATGTTGAGGCTCGCAGATGTGAGCGTGCCATCAAGGCTTACGAGGCTATTGCTACAAGCACCATCGAGGCGACCA